AGCTAAAGTACAACAAAACTTGATTAAGTTTATTGTTACGCACCCTGGTACAACAGCCCTCAACATCAAAGGTTGGGTTCAAGGCTCCACTATGCAGTCATACTCTGACATGATCCGTGCAGCATTGTACGGTGGAGCTTCTATCTATAAAGATCTAGTAGGCGAGACTGCTACCGCTGCGTCCTACAGAAATAAGTCTAGGCTGATGTTGTCTCTTCAATCTCAGAAGCTGAGAAATCTAGCTGATCCGTATATGACGTATGAAGCTACTATGGACATGCTGACATCTAGACCAGAAGCAAGAAAAGAATTGTTTAGATATCTTGTTGGTGGTGTAGAGGTTGATGATGTCCTGAAGGAACTAGAGCTAGACCCGACAGAGACTTTAACTAGAACTAAGTTTGATAAGTTCATGAACTTTGTTCAGACTTCTTACGGTGTTAAAGCTCAAGACTTCTTAACTAAAACTCAAGAGTACATGTATGCTTTAGATAAACAAGTACGTCTAAAATATGAGATGTCTCTGTCTGATTTCATGCAACAAGATAATGTGTGGGAGTTCATGGCAGATGAAGGGTCTGATGCTTTTAAAGAGTTCCTAGAAATTGAAACAAAAGCTGTTAAGCAAACCTTAGAAAATACTTTCTCTAAGTCTTATGCAGACATGGATGGTATCCTTGGTGCTGTAGCAAAAGGTATTGAGGACACAAGAAAGTTTCCAATCATTGGTGCTATGATGCCATTCGGACAGTTCTTCAATAACACTATTGCTTTCATGGCTAATCACAGTGGTGTTGCCTTGGCTTACAATAAGTACAAAGGAACTGGTGACCTGATGGATCTGACAACAAAGACTGCTGCAGGTTGGACTATCTGGGGTGGGCTTGTTGCCAGAGAACAAAAGAACATGGAAGAGGGTCTTGCTTGGGATCAAGAGAGAGCAAGTGACGGTTCTATAATCAGCAGAAAGTTTGACTTTCCTTACAGCCACCTAAAACTTTTAGGTAGAATAGGAGCTTACCTTGTTGAAGGAGAGAAAGTTCCTGATGATTTAGCTGAAGAGTTCTTGAAGACAGCAGGGCCAGAGGCTCTAACAAGATCTGTTGGTGAGGCTGCAACAAGCATGTCTGAGTTAGCTAAGAGCTTACTTAACATGGAGTTTGATGAAGCATACAAACAGTCAGGACGTTTGCTTGGTGACTCTGTGGCAATGTACACATCTGGTTTTACTAGATTTGCTGACCCTTACAACCAACTGATTGCTGTTTCAAGAGGGGAAGATTACAAAGTCGTTGACAGGAATCAAGGGAATAGAACTTTAAATAATTCTCTTAGATACTTGGATCAGTTTGTAGCTGTTGCAACAGGTCAAGACATAGCACCTGAAAGAGAAAGTCCTACAAACGAGACTGCAGGTGGTGCGCCAATAGGTCGAGTGTTTGGGTACAGAACTGTTGATGCACCTTCCACTGTTGAAAAATTATTTAATGATGTTGAAAGACCAAACTGGAAGACAGGGATCTTTGGTACACCTGAGTCAAAGAATCTATTTAGTAAGTACGTCTTTCCTTCACTGGAGATGTACGCAGACATGTTGATTGAGGATGGTACTTGGGATTCGTTAAGTATGGAAGACAAGAAATCTGCTCTTGATGACATCCTCAAAATGTCTAGGGACAACGTTAAAGAAACACTGAAGTATTCCACTAGACATGACGAAAGAAAAGCAGGTCTGATTCAAGAGATACTTGGTAAGAATGTTTCAAAAGAAGATAGAAGAAAATACTTTAGATACTTTGGAACTTCTGAAGAAGAATTGTGGGAGCTAGATGCACCACAACTATCCCTACTCCTTAGCTTCTTTGAAGACGAGGGTATCCGAAACAAGATACAAGATGCAAGGATAGGGTTAGAAGACTAAAAGAAAACCCCCAGGGATTAACTGGGGGTTTAGTTTATGACGACTTATCTCTAGTCTTTTTATAATCAAGCATAAGTTGGGAGTAGCTGTATGCTTGGTCAACGATCTCGCCTGATCGTAAGTACTTTCCAGATGCGAGGAGACCTGATAAAGCCGCACCTGCAAAGTAATCCCTAGTTGGTATATCACCTACAGGAATCTCTTTTTTAATAAACTCTTGGGCTTCTTGCTCAAGGGTTTTCTTTTTATCTACGCTACTTCTATTAGTTTTTTTAGATACCATTGTGCTTTCTCCAAGTCCTGCACACCGTTCTTATAACGCCACCTGTGCATGTACTTTGCTATGTTGCCTCGAAGATACCCAATGAACTCTTCTCTCGTGAGAAAGTCTTTGATGTAATCAATGCATTCAATTTCACCCTGACCATAGTGTTTAGGTTTTTGTACAGCATCAAAGAAATCTTCACACTCTGCACACACACCATTGTCATCCAAAAGGTTATCACACTTATCACAATAACTCATAGTGTAACTAACTCCGCTTCAGGGTAAGGGATGTGGTAGAAGGTCTCACCGTCAGGAATATTTCTTCCGTATGCTTGACGGATAGTTTCATCCTTCATTTGTGTACCCTTAATTTTCCAAGCTTTATCATAAGTATTATTAAAGACGTAAAAGTATAGGTTTTCTAGTTGATCACTATACTTTTGTACTAGTCTTCTCTTTCTACCTGGTACTCTAACCTCTGCCCAAGAGGAAGGCCAGTCAGATTTCCATGAGGACTTCTGTTCTGCTTCGTTGTAATAGGTGATACCATCCTTAACAGAAACAATATCAGCATAATAATCTTCTTCAGACGAGACTATCTGATGACCGTCAGCTTCTAATATTTTTATTAGTGCTTCCTTGGAAGGACCATCAACTGCATCATAAACATTCTTTCGGAACTTACGTGTGTAAACTTTCATTTGCCTTGACCCCTATATGGTTTGGTTGCTCTGCGTTTGTGCTTGTTCATAGAACCTAGTTTCATTGAACTTACTCTTTTTGATTGTGATGTTTTCTTCTTTAGTGGTTGGATTGTGCCAACAGAAGAACCTACAATCTGTACCTTAGCCATTAAGTTGTCTCCACTTTAGTTCATATAAAAGCTTACGCTGCTCGTAATCGGACATTACCATCCAATCTCTTACTTCGTCAAGTGTTCTTTTACACCCCACACAAAAGCCATCGTCATCTATACGACAAACCTTTATGCAGGGTGAAGGGACAGTACCCAGTTTCTTTGGCCTATTCCTACTCACACTGACGTAGACCAGTAGCAGGATCGTAGTAGCAAGCACCGCCCTCTTCTACGTAGTCCTGTGTCTCTTCAACTACTGGTTCCTCTGCTACTTCCTCAGAGGTAGAAGCGTTAAGGATACCATAACGTTTACCTGCTGCACGGAAGGTAGTACAACCTGATGAACCACCATCGTAAGCATCCATGTAAACCTGCTTGAACTCTTCCCATGTTACATCTTCACCAACGTTACATGTCTTTGAACAAGCTGAGTCAACAAAACGAGAAGCAACATTCAGAACCTTGACATGATCAAACACTGATAGTTCGTCTGCAGTCTTACCCTTCATACCAAACACACGATAGCCATAGTCTTCTACTCGCTCAACCTTTGGTCCATCGAAGGTTTGGATAGTTCTGTCGTAGTAATGTGAGAAGACAGGCTCGATTCCAGAGGATACGTTGTCGGCTGACAGACTGATAGTTCCTGTTGGAGCAACAGAAAGCAGATGACTGTTACGAATACCATAATCGCTAATGAGATTGCGGATATCATCAGGAAGAGACTTAGCAAAGTCACTCTCCAGATAAGCCTGAGTAAAGAGAGGGAAAGCACCCTTCTCCATAGCCAACTCAACAGATGTACGATATGCAACATTCCTAATCACCCCCATGATTTCTTCAAGGGTCTGCAGGAATCTGTCACTGCCATACTCAAACCCTAGTGCTTCAATAGCATTTGCTACACCAGTAACACCAAGGCCCATACGTCTTTTACTCTTGGCTTCTAACTCCTGTTCTTTCAGTGGATACGTTGCTCTATCTACGACATTATCCATAGCTCTTACGACATGTGGGATGTCGTTACGTAGTTGGTTCATGTTGAAGACGTACTTACCTTCATGCTCTACTACATACTTGGTCAAGTTGAATGAGCCTAGTAGACATGCACCATTCGGTGGAAGCGGTTGCTCACCACATGGGTTGGTAGCTGCAATCTTTTCTGCGTACCACAGGTTGTTCTTCTTATTAATACGATCAATGAAGAGGATACCAGGTTCTGCCCAGTCCCATGTAGAACGTAGGATCTGATCCCATAGTGCAGTAGCACTTACTGTTTTGTAGACACGCCCATCAAACTTCAGATCAAAGTCTAAGTCTTCTTTCACAGCTTTCATAAACTCGTCAGTCACACCAACAGAAATGTTGAACTGTGTCAGTGTGTCACTGTTGTTCTTTGCTGTGATAAACTCTTCAATGTCAGGATGATCAACACGTAGTACACCCATTTGTGCTCCACGTCTGTGACCTGCTGATGCAATGGTACGACAGACAGCATCAAAGATACCCATGAAAGATAGAGGACCAGATGATTTACTGTCCAATGATTTAATCAAGGTGCCACGAGGACGCAGTGTACTAAAGTCATAACCAATGCCACCACCTAGACGCATGGTCTCTGCTGCACGTCTTGCTGCTTCCATAATACCATCCATACTATCTTCAATAGTCATAGACACAAAGCAGTTGTAAGGTGTTACACGTCTTGGTGCACCCATTGCAGACTGTACACGTCCTGCAGGTAAGAAGCGTTGGTTATATAAGATGTTACGAAAGTTATTGAAGTGTGATTCATTATCCTTCAGTGCTTCAGCAACACGAGTCATTGCCTCACGAAATGTTTCACCCTTGCTACGATACTTCATAGCATGGATTTCTTCTGAGATTGTTAGTGTTGGGCCGTATACTTCTTCGTGAACATCTTTCATCTGTTGTCTCCTGATCCTTTTAATTTTCCACGTTTCTGTCTGTCATCTAGCTTGGCAATGTTTAGTTCAAGCACTTCCTGTAATCCTTTACCGTAGATGTTTGCTAAAGCTGTAACATAAAAAACAACATCCCCCAGTTCTTTCATGATCTCTTCATTCTTGAAGCGATTACTATCACGAATAAGTTTCTTTATTTTTTCTGCAACCTCCCCTGCTTCGCCAACAAGACCAAGTGTATTCTCAACTAACCTGTCCTGCCCTTTTGTTAAAATCTTTTTCTCCACCCATTTAGAATAAAGATCTGTCCAGTCTACTTCGTCACTATCAAAGTTATCAAAGTAACCAAACTTATCTAGGTCATCACCACTTATCATTTTTCTTTCACCTCTATTTCAACAAGTTCTAAATCATCTAAGTCATAGATAGTATCCTGAAGAATATCTTCAAGACTCTTCTCTAAACTATCTGAAGCAATAAAGTTTGCATCAGGATCTAAGTCTACAAGTATCGTCACCTCAAACAACACAGGAACCTCCAAGTTATATAAACAAATATAATTACGTCAACAATTATTCGTTCAACCAATCATCAGGAATTGATTTATCTGCGTACTTAAATCCGTACTTCTTGCACCAGTCACCATAAGATGACTTGGCACCCTTATATAGTTTTGCTCTACTGTTTTGAAAAACAAATCTTATGTCCAGATCAGGAAACTGCTTCTGGATTTCACGGTGTTTGCGTCTATCATTTGAAACGAATCGTCCCTTGGTTTCGATTATAATACCATTACCTAGAACGAAGTCAGGTGTATACGTTCTTACTTTTAAGTCAACCCACTTAATCTTTTCTTTTTCGTAGGTAAACTTAATTCCTTTAGACCGTAACTCTTTTGCTACATCATCTTCAAAACCTGAACGATACCCTGCCTTGAGTGCTGCTGCTCTATACTTCTTGCTCATTGTAGGTAAGATCCTCTGGAACATTAGGCTTCTTAACAACATCAACAAGAAGAACGTCACCGTTACCGTAAACAAATCTTCTGGCTTCAGGCCAACACTTCTTGTTGAACTCACAGAATCCACAGGAAGGATGTAGCTTTGTATTGGGACTAGTCTTTGACTGAGGCACAGGATCAAAGCCACGATCAGGTATATCACCTGCTACCATTTCTTTAACCTGCTCTATCTCTTTTTCCTTTTGCTCTAGCTCAGGAGTAAAGTCGTAGACATCAAGACAAAGTGAACCATTGACTTTATCAACAACAAGGAAAGCCCCATGTGTTTTGTTAGTTACCAGTGGGTCATCCTTAGCTGCGTACACATAAGAACTTAACTGACTGATGTACCCGAAAGGATCTTCTTCCCTAAGGTTACCTTCAGCAAACTTCTTGAATGAGTAAGGTGATGCGGATTTAACATCCACTGTCATGCCATCAATGACTGCATCTCTGTGACCAGCTAAGTCATTAATACGCATACGATCCTGCTGTCCTGTTACTGTGTGACCAGAAGCCTCAACAATAGCGAGGACCAACTCTTCTATCATGTCACCATAAAAGAACTTCAGCAAATCCGATGGAGCAAGAGGCTTTGCTGTCGCAGTCTCGTTAATCTTATACCATAGTTTTCTTTTACATGGGCTACCAATAGAAGAGAACGACAGGTAACCTCTTGGTTTCTGTGGTGCTCTGAATCTTGAAGTAGCTGCTTTACCAATACGATCACCCATCTTCAGGCTAATCAAATGATCCCAACCATTGAGACCAAGTATTGTGTCTTCCATATCTTTGATGAGTGTGTCTATCTTTGGCATTGTATATCCTTATGTATATACGCCCCCACCCCCGAAAGGAAAGGGTGAGGGCGTTGCTTCTAGGGAAGGAACAGGGTTACCTAGAAGGGAATTGAGTCCTGAGGTTCTTGGGAGGAGGTGGAAGACGAGGAACCACCAGAACTCTTGGAATGGTCTGTAAACATTGAACGTGGTTGGGAGGAACCACCTTCTGATTCATAGACCACATGCTCTAGAACTTGAAGTCCTAGTAGACGTGCACCTTTACGAGCACTGTTTTTGTTCTCGTAAATTTCAATCTTGACAATACCTTCACTGCCGTTGCCAATGAAACCTTTTTCGTCTAGGCTCCAAGCCTTACCAGTTACGTCAGCAACCACAGGAGCACCACCTTGCCAGTCGTATCTTCCTTTGTGTGGGCGATCAATCGTGAATTGCCAACCGTCATCCACCTCTGTAATCTTTCTACCGAAACCTGCTTTGAGTAGGTCTTTCTTGGTAGCTTCATCAGTAGTGACTGTTACTTTGTAAGCACCGTCTGTCTCGCTGTGGAAGTCTGCACGGTCACGATTAGACTCGAACACTTTAGCCCACATTAGTTTACCTTTTACATCGTGTTGTGTTGATGGCATCTTGCCCTCCTTTTTTCACTATAAATAGTATCTAGTTGTTATGATCCAAGATGTCAATGGGTTTCTGCCCAATTTTTTCCTACATCATATGAACCTGGTGTAGGTATCTTGAATCCTAATTCTTTACCAGTCTCAAGCATACACTGTGCTTGAATCTGACCTAGTCTTTCTGCTTCTTCTTTAGTTCCTATAACCTCCACTTGATATTCGTCATGAATAAAACCTACCATCTTGAAGTTGATCCCTTCCTTACGTGCTACGTCATGCCAACGTAGGAGGGTGTGCTTCATGAGGCAAGCTTCACCATTCTGTAGTATACCAGCCAAAGCTTTGTGGGTGCTAGGAACTTTTACTTTCCTACCATCATACCCTTTGAACCAACCGTTCTCACCTACTTGTTTGATATACTTATTCTTCAGATCATATAATCCACCAATACTCATCTCAAAACGAGTACGTGCATCCTGTGCTTCTTTCATGTTGACCTTGAGGATCTGTGCAGTCTTAGCCACACCTGCACCTAGAAGCCAAGCATAAATAAAAGTCTTTGCCATATCTCTTGTACCATTAGGTACATCAAGAGCATTCTTATTCACGTTGTGGATGTCTGTCTCATCCTCTTTCTTTCCGTTCATAATAGCGAGAGCATACTGTTCTTCACCGTACATTCTCCAGAGGTAATCGGCTAAGACTCGTAGCTGAATACCATCAGCATCAGTGCCAACCAACCAAGAACCAGAAGGAACAGTCCAACAAGCACGTAGATGTTCATCATATTGTTTCTTTACCTCTTCTACAGGTGTCTTTGCATCACCGTGGAAGGGTGAAGATATGTTAGCGGTATTAGGGTCTGAGTGAGAGCAGCGTCCAGTCCAAGCCCCAATACTGTTTATGTTGCCATGAATACGAGAATCCTCAGAGACTTGACCTATCCACTCCACCAGTGATGAACGTCTACCATCAAGGGTCTGCCACTGGGCTAGAGCTTTCGCTCCTGCAGGGGCATCCTCAGGAAGTGTGTCAAGGTTTGCCTCTGAACAAGTGAATCCAAACTTATCAAAGTGTTCTTTCTTTTCTTTGTAGAACTCTTTAGACATTGACTCCACTTTGTTCCAAGCATCACCAGGTTTTGTTTTCATGAACCTCTTTGCTGTTTCAGTTCTGTCAACTGGATTCCAACCTGCTTCCCACAATACTGTGATACGATCTTTAGGTGAACCAGGTTTGAAATCAATCCATTCATGGCACACTAGATCGTCACCTTCCCTTGTGGTCATAGCACAACTAGCCTTTGCATTCTTTACTGTTGCCATCTCTTCGCCATCTTTCTTTAGACGGTACTTGATACGCTTGACTTCAGTAAGCTTAGGTGGAAAGTCTACTTGGAATTGTTCCTCTAAAAGTTTCATGCGTTGTTGCACAGAATTAAGTAAGAACTCTGCCTTGGGTTTATCAAACTCAAAGCCGTAGTACTTAGTCCGAACCAATTCTATTTGAACATCGTGCTCAGTTCTCAGAGAAAGTGACCAATCATTATCCCAAATAACAGAAGAGAAATGTTTGTAAAGAGCATGAGTAACCTCGATGTCTCCATACCAGTATTCAACCATTTCATTACTGAAGTTATCAAAGTCATTGAACTCTCCTTTATATTTACCTAGTCGCATACCCCAAGCCTGTAGGCTGTGACGTTTCTTTGCACCTTTAGGGATTGGTATATCATAATCAACCAACCTACTAATGATAACAGTGTCAATGATCTTACGAGGATCAATCAACCTTGGCTTGAGTAGTTTGTTTAGCATGGGTGCGTCAAATTGTACAAAGTTGTGACCAACAATCAGGTCAGCAGACTCGTACCATTCTATGGCTGCAGCCTTAGCTACAGGATCTTCATGACAGTTCTCAAACTTATGTATCTCTCCAGTAGTAAGATCCTTACCACCGCAAAGCCAAAGCTTTTTACAATCGTGAAGCCCTTCAGTTTCTATATCTGAGATGACTATCTTCATCCGTTGAATACAACCTCCTCCAAGAGTGTAGTTTCAGGATCGTAGTAGACAGACCCTGCATTCCCTAATTTAGAGAAAGGTCTGTTCTTGTCAACAATAAACTCTGTGGTATTACGTTCTTTATCATCTTCTGCTTCTGTGTCTCGCTTCAGTTTGATACAGATGATGGCCTCTTCCTCAAGGGAAGCTGCGTACTTTGTGCGTCCATCCTCATTGACCTGAGAGATAAAGATAACCCCAATGTTTAGTTCCTTTGCAAGCTGTGCCATCCGTGCACCTAGTGTAGTCAAGGTACTTGTTGCCGCATCAACGCCAGAGTTAGATAGGTAGGCCAGACGTTGAACGTGATCAATAAATACAAACTCTGCACCGTAAACAGTGACAGCAGTACGGACATGGTCCAGTATTTTCATTGGGTCTTCATGACTACGCATATCAAAAGGAATTGTTTGTTCATTCCTTGCCATGCGTTGACCTGCTTCAATGACTTCACGTTCAGTGAATCCTGCAGCTTCAGCATCTTCTTTGGTACGAACATTAACACCTAGCTCGTAGGTAGCCATAGCTCTGAAGGTTGTAGACTTCATCTCTTCCATGTGGACGAGACCAATCCGCACACCTTGTTCAAGTAGAGCACACTCAAAGTATCTGGCAAGCTCTGTCTTACCTTGCCCCCGCATAGCCTTGATGAAGGTGATACCACCCTTCACCATGCCACGTAGCTTATCATCTAAGCCAGTGTGTCCTGTTGGTACGTACTCGTATGGGTTCTCATACAGGATTGCTTTCTCTACTTCTAGATCACCAACAAAGAAGTTGTCAGGGCTGAACCGTTGAGGCTTGAGTGCTGCCCACTTCAGGTCATCACCATCGCCATTCATCAAGAACTCGTTGGCATCCTTCCACTTGGACATAGGTACGTAGTAGAACTTGTCAGGCATGGTGCTGTAGAGTTTTTCTGCCGCTGCCTTACCTGTGTCATCTGATAGTTCACCTGCGTAGACTACCATCTCAAAGCTGTTTAGGTACTCAAAGTTTTTCTTTAAGAACTCATCGCTGAAGGATCCACTTGGCAATGACTTAACAGGGTAGGATTTACCTAGCACCTGATAGAGACTAGCCGCATCAAACTCACCTTCTGTGATGTATATACGTTTACTTGATCCTGCGTTAAACTCAGGACCAAATAAGTCAGTGATTCCACCACGTTCTTTAGTCCAGAACTTTTTCTCTGAGTGACCACGGTACTTTACATTCTTTGGATATTTGAATGCGTATCGAACTGGAACACCACCCTCACCGTATTGCAGTTGGATGTT